AGGGAAAATAATTTTAAGAAGGTCAAGAAATTCTTTAAGAGTTTCTTTAAAAGCTAGTGGAGAGGCTATGAATTTGATTGTAGGTGATATTGTTTCAATAACTCATTCTACACCTTCTTTCTCAGCAAAATCATTTAGGATATCTGGTGTTACTTTGAACAAAGATCATACTGTAAATCTGAACCTTACAGAGCATCAAGATAACTTTTATACTTTTGCTACTCAATCAGCAGTTCCAACGATACCAGATACAAATCTTCCAAACCCTTTGTCTATATCCCCACCACAAACAGTAACGTTGACAGATGAGTTGATAGAATATTCAGAGGGTATTGTTATTACAAGATTGAATATAGTCATTGGTGCATCTACAGATAATTTTGTAAGAGAATATCAAGTAGAGGCAAAAAAATCTGATGAAACAAATTTTAAAGTAGTAGGCAGAGGTATTCAAACTGAATATGAATTGTTAAATGTCATTGATGGTCAAACCTATAATGTTAGAGCCAGAGCAATCAATGGATTAGGTATTGCATCAACATATACTTCAACTTCAAGAAAAATCGTGGGTGCAACTGAACCACCTAGTGATGTTCAAAACTTTTCTGTCAATATGCTTGGTAGTTCTCAAATGCAGTTAAATTGGGATGCTAACACAGATTTAGATATATCTTTCTATGAGATTAGATATCAAAATGTAACATCAAATGCTCAATGGAATAAATCAGTAAATTGGCTTCAAGTACCTAGAACATCTGGTACATCAATCACAACTAATACAAGAAGTGGTGCTTTTTGTATCAAAGCTGTAGATAAACTAGGTAATGAAAGCAATAATGAAACAATAATATATTCTAATATTGCACAGATAACTGAAAACTTTAAAAATATTCAAACACTTACAGAAGATATCACAGCAGGAACATTTGATAGTGATGTAGCATTGACAGATAGTAGTGGCACTAATTCCATAGTTTTAGATACTAAAAATGATTTTGATGATTTGACAGGTAACTTTGATAGTGCATCTGGTGATTTTGATTTGGGTGGTGCAGATGATAATATTGATGATGAGGGATTTTATACACTATCACAAACACTTTCCTTATCAGCTATCTATGATGTTTCTTTCATAAAAAGTATTACAATAGACCAAATAGAAAATCCATACGATTTATTTGATGATGGTAGAGGTGTAAGTTTATTTGATGATGCACCTGCACCTTTTGATGGTAATGATCCTACAAACGCTACTGCTCAACTACAAATAGCTACTTCAACAACATCATTAGATGATGCTACATCATTTCAACCCATGAACACATCTACAACCTTTAAAGGAAGATATTTCAAATTTAGACTTAGACTTGCTAATAAGAACAACAAGACTAGAGCATTTGTATCTGGTATCTCTATTGATGTAAAAATGCAAAAGAGAACAGAAACAGGAGAAGATCAAGCTAGTGGCACAAGCACCAAGACTATTACATTTACTAATCCGTTCTTTGCAGTACCGAGTATTGGTATAGCCGCTCAGAATATGGCAACAGGAGATTTTTTTTCTATCAGTAATAAGTCAATATCTTCTTTTGATATTGTATTCTCAAATTCAAGTGGTACAAATATTAATCGAACTTTTGATTTTGTTGCTATAGGTCATGGGTTGAAAAGTTCATCATAATGAGGTAAAGAATTAAATATGAGTCAAGTATCAGATGTTTCCATAGCTAATCAAGGTTTCTCAGCTTTTAGAACAGAATTAAATAATATTTTAGGTGCTTTAAATTCTATGCATTCTGGAACATCAAGACCATCTTCAGCAACCACAGGAACAATGTGGCTAGATACAACTAATTCTGGATCTAATTCATTAGAGATTAAATTTTTTGATGGATCAGATGATATATCTGTTGCCACTATTGATACATCAGCAAACACAATAAACTTCTTAGATAGTGTTGTCACAGGATTTGATATTGTAGGTGATACTTCACCACAATTAGGCGGTGATTTAGATACAAATAGTTTTAATATAAAAATAGATGATGCACATGGTATTTTTGATGATGATAACAATGAACAATTAATATTTCAAAAAACAGCAAGTGCTGTGAATTTTGCAGAACTCACTAATTCAGCAACAGGAAATGATGTTGGATTAGCTGTTGATGGTACTGATACTAATGTTGGTTTATCATTATCTACAAAAGGTTCTGGTAAATTTAAATTTAATGATGCCGCATACTTTCCAGAGGCAACACTTACAGACGCATCTACTATTGCATGGGATACACAAGCCTCACCTGTAGCCAAAGTGACATTAACAGATAATAGAACTCTTGGTGCAGGTACAAATGCAGTTGCAGGTCAATTTGTTAGTTTATTAGTTATTCAAGATGGCACAGGATCAAGAACATTAAGTTTTAATGCAGTTTACGAATTTACAGAAGATACAGCACCCACACTAACAACCACAGCAAGTAAAGGAGATTTATTTGTATTTAGATACAATGGTGCTAAATTTTTAGAAGTAGGAAGGAACTTAAATTTAACTTTATCATAATATGTTTGCACAAGTAATAGATGGATCAGTAGTTTCACACCCAAAGGGAAACAAAGGAATTATAATTGATGATGTTCAATACCCATCAACTATTTATACATTATGGACAGAAGCTGAAAGAAATGCGATTGGCATTTACACAGTAGAGATTGATAATACAAATTTTAAAGATGAAACATATTACATAAACACAAACCAAACTATTGCTTATGATAGTAGTGCTGACAAAGTTACAGCTAGTTATGGAACTGCAACAGCTAAAAGACTTAATGATGAAAACGCAGTAGATGAAGATGGTGATCCAATACTTGATGCAAATGGAGATCAAGTTGTTAATTATGGACTGAAAACTAATTATAAAAATATTTTTAATGCACAAGCAAAAGGCTTATTAGACAAGACAGATTGGTATGTTATTAAAGCTACTGATGTAGAAAGCTATTCTGTACCAAGTAATATTTCAACTTATAGAGCCGCAGTCAGAACAAAAGTAAACTCTATGGAAACATCTATAGATGCTTGTTCAACAGTTGAAGAACTTATCACTTTACTTTCATATACTACAAATGATGCAGGAGTATCATCAAGACCATTAGGTGAGTTTCCAGACGAGGTAGTATAGATGGTTGCTATACTTGGTGCTAATAGTGTATCTGGTGGATATGAGATAAGTAACTCTCTTAGACTTAATCAAGGGGACTCACCTGTTTTAACAAAAACATTTAGTAGTGCAGGAACAGAGGAAACTTTTACTTGGAGCGGTTGGGTAAAAAGAGGGTCTGATTTTGGAACAAGACAAGTTTTTTTTGGTGCAGATAATGCAGAAAATAGTAATGCTAGTTATATAAGATTTACAGATGATGAAACAATACAGGCATACTTAGATGATGGAAACAGTTTAGAAAGTAATTTAAATACATCTGCAAAATTTAGAGATGTTTCAGCTTGGTATCACATTGTTTGGGCAGTAGACACAACACAAGGAACAGATACAAATAGAGTAAAAATATATGTTAATGGAGTTCAACTAACTGATTTTCAAAGCCCAGTCTATCCGCCTCAAAACTTTGTTACAGATATAAACGCAGCTAATGAACCTCATTATGTAGCTACTCCAACAGTAGGTGTTGGTAATGATTATGCTTTAGATGGATATATTACAGAGGTTAATTTTGTAGATGGCTCACAACTTGCACCAACATCTTTCGGAGAGTTTGACGATAATGGAGTTTGGGTTCCAATTAAATACACAGGAACTTATGGAACTAATGGTTTCTTTTTAGAATTTAAACAAACAGGAACAAGTCAAAACTCTAGTGGTATAGGTGCTGATACATCTGGGAATGATAATCATTTTGCAGTAACTAATCTTGCGGCTACTGATATAACAGAAGATACTTGTACTAATAACTTTGCTACTATGAACCCAATAGGGACAAATAATATCGCAACACATTCTGAAGGTAATACAAAACTTACTACAGGTGGTGGTGCAAGTATATCTGGTGCAACTATTGCTATGACAGCAGGTAAAT